TTCTCGTTGTAACTCAAGTATGGGAAATCAGTTTACAATTGATGAATGGAATAAACGGTTTTCACCTCCTCCAAATCGTTTCTGGAGATGGGTCCGTTCATATGTTAATTGTCAACGTCTTTGGAGGTAAAGGTTCTGGACGAGTCCCTTCTTTACGATGACGAAGTACATCCTCCCAGAACGCTTTTAGATCTGGAAAGTGATCGGATAACCACTTCGTGTCTTTAGGCACCAAGTTCTTCTTGATATTCACAAGAACCCAATAAATATATTGATTTCCATCTGTTAGAGACGCTTGCCATTCACATAGATCAACTGTATCGGGTTTATAATCTACCTTTCCATCTTCATCCACTGCAAAGACTCCTTTCGTTTCAGTGATCGCATCCCACTCAGTGAAATTGACTTGTTTGAATCGAAACTCTACATATTCACATTCATCAATCCCCGTACATTCCATTTGCATCTGCATTTGATGTATGTAATAACTTGGGATTTCATCTTTGAGAGCACGTGACATTGGACACTTAAACTCAACTAATCGACCATACCTAAATGGGTCGTCTTCAGTTTTTGGAATAATGATTCCATCAGGTGACGCTCCTAGAAAATCATGAACTGGATGAGTGCAACAACCTACGTCAATAATTTCACAGTTTGTTGTTTCCTCATAGAGTTTCTTTGCTACGGGTTCAAATCGGGTTCCCCAAATCAACGCAGGAATTGGATTCTGACCATCCGATCGTATTGGAGGATCTAGTTTCTTCTCAAGTAATTCAAGTCTCGACGCAGGTGTTTGCCAGACTTTTGAAACCTCAGACGCAGTAATCATCTTTCCACGAGTGGTCAACCAAGCGTCTGTGCGTTGGTCATTCTTACCATATATACGAACGGTTCGCTCACAGGCTCTGTCTCTCATCCAAAGACGACCTAGATCCCCCATCATGAGTGTGTTCATCGTTTTCATTACTTCCCTCTTCAAGAGACGGCGCGAAAGACCCGGCGCTAGAGATCGACAAAGGAGTATGAAACGGCGTAGTCGGGCATTGAGTCTCGTGTATGGACGATCTTCTTTTAAGAAGGACATCAATGCCTCCTCCATTAAGGTTCTCTAGTTTACTAGGCGAAAGTTCGTTTTGTCTGAACATTTCATCATATGCTTGCTTTCGTTGTGAGAGATATGATTCAAAGTCTCCTGCTCCTATGACACCTAATTCAGAGGACCGACTGAACATTTCATCATACATCTTCTTGAATTCTGCATCAATCTCATCTTGACGATCAAGAGGAAACCCTGCGTCTTCAATTGTAGGAATCACATCACCTTCCTTAAAGATTGGATCAGGTTGCTGAGGTTGATCTTGAACCATCTCTAAGAACGTCTTGTATTCCTTTTCACCGTCAATTATCATAAAAAGACCAGGTGTAATGGCTTCCATAACTCCACCTTCTTCACGAATTCTATTAATTGCTTCCCAAGTACAGATAGCCTTTGCAACACCAGGTTCTTGCTCTCTTTGCTTCTCAATGGGTTCAAGTACTGGAATGTCTGAAGGCAAAATAATTCCAGGACAATCAATTGCTGCCATTTGTCTTTATTCTACAGACCCACTTTAAGCGAGAATACCGCAGTAAATACAAAATGGAGGTCATTCAAAATAGAGATCATTGGGTTCTTCATCGGTTAGAAGGATTCTATTCAAACGAAGAAAACTTCAAGAAGATTCAAACAATCCTTTCAGGTAATTCTAAGATTAGTTTACGACTCTTGGATTGGTTAGTGACCAACTATGCAAAGAAACATAACGTCTCTTACATGACTGCAGATAAACGACATGTGATTGTCTACCTTGCCTACAAGTCTCATTTGAAAGCCTACAGTAAAAAGATGTTTGACCCTTTCTGCCGTTGGAAGAGAATTCAGTTTATGGGATTAGACACAACCGTTGGACAACTCAACTTCTTTGAATGGGTCATTCAAGATGAAGTTCTAAAGTATCTTGAAGAGCATTATGACGCAGTTCATGAAGACATGGAGGCGTGTTCAACAAGTATTCAACCAAAAACGGATGAAAATGGTACTCGTAGAAAAAGACACGAATTGAGTCGTTCTGCTACCAAAGCAGTGCGTCATCATGACGTCAATGTTGTTGTATCCTTTAAATAATGCAATCCATTCTAGACCCAGCAATTGTCTATGAAGTCTCTCGAGACGTATGTGAACACGATGTGGATGTCGTGTCTGATTTATGGACAATGGATGATCGTAATGTCTATCGGGGTTCCCGCGATACACAGTATTCTCATGCAAATGTATATTGGTTATACGATGAAGATCTAACACGAGTAGGTCTTATTGAACATTCTCTTAAAGACCACGCTAATTTTCGCATCTTGTGGTTTCACGAAACACCTTTTGCTACCTTTCTACAGGAAGACAACTGGACGCAAGATCAAACCATTTGGACAGTCTTATCTCCTCCTGCTGTTGAACGATGTCTAGCAGAAGATTGGACTACACCTGAAACACTTTTGGAAGCATGTTTACACGGTGATACACGGATTGTTACACTTGAAATGATTTTGAATCCACCCACTCTACACGGTTGTTCAGGATGTAATCGCAAATCCTTGAAAAAACTAGACTGTGAAAATATGACTGCTGAACTGACCTTTCCAGTTAAGGAAAAAATAGTGTTGATTGACGATGAGTTATTCGTATGTGTTCCACCTACTGGATCACGTATTTGGGAACTGCTAGGGTTTGCTCCTAAATCGCTGCACCCACTGGTCTACGGCGGGCAGTCTTCACTGGAGCAGGAGTCTGAGGAACTGGAGCAGGAGCAGGCGCCTGTACTGGAGTTGACTCCTCAACTTGCTCTTCCTCTTGAGTCTCAGTCTCTTCCGTTGGAACCTGAACCGTCTCTTCAGACTCCTCCTCTGCTTCAAACACTTGAGACGCTGTCACACGCTGGCGAGCAGAAACCTGAGCGTACGAGATTCGCCACGTCACTCCAAATCCCTGTCCAGAAACGTAGATACTCGGGCTGACGATAAATCGCGCTTCCATTCGCTTTGGAAATACTGTCTCTAAGTTATCAGTTGTCAATGGAATCGGACGATTTGCCATGTCCACTGCATCCATGTTGACCTTTCCATCATAGACTGGAACCTTCATTCTGAAACTAGGAGGGTATTTGCCGTTGGCAACCCACTCAGCACCTTGCTTCTCTACACTTGGACTGACAAGCGCCTTCATGCTGTCACGGAGGACATCCTCCTTGCGAGCGCGACCAAACCATGAGGAACTCTTCTCAACTGAGGTGTGGATCACCTTGTCTTCGAGGTCCTTGAGGAAGTTGTAGAGTTGTCCTACCTCACCTGCTTCTGCGGATGCACGCTCCTTTGCGTAGGAGTCACATCCGCGAAGACTTGCAAGCATTGTGTAGTTGATTCCATTCTCAGTCTCCTTGATGGAAACACCCATTGGATATTCAATCTTAGGAATGCGCATCTGGAAGTTCTGACCATTGTACTTGATTGGGACGCTCTTACTACCGTTTGTCTTGTTGATTCGGATATCACCGAATGAAATCTTGTTGATATCGAGATTTGAAGCGTTGATAATTGCATTGACCGACATTTGTGCTGTTTTGTATACTGTTCATAGGTTAGATAAACGTAAATCCATTTTGCCTTAACATTTCCTGATTCGGTTATCACTTTCAAGAACTATCCTGAAGAACACATAATGAATAGATGTCTAGCAGTTAAAAAGAAGGGATCTACTCAGCAATGTCATGCACATCCTCTTAAAGGACATACATTGTGTGGAACTCACGCTCGTGCTAGAACGATTCAACTTTGGAAAGATGTTCAGGTAGCAGATCCTCGTATCATACTTTGTCAATCCATTGCTCGTAAATGGGCAGTCTTACATCGTCTTAGATTTGGAGGTCCAGGTGTTCTGAAACGAAAAGACTTAGCAAATGATGATGAACTCGTATCGGGTGAAGAAAGTAATCGCCAACATCCATTTGAGTATTTTGCTTTCACAGAGAATGGAAAAGTTTGGTGGTTTGATTTTGGAACGATTTGGACTTGGTCTTTGAAATCATTGAATCCTTCAAATCCATATACAAAAGTTCCATTGAATAAAGAAACACGTCAGAGATTACGAGAGTTTTGGGCATATCGCACTCGTCATTCAATCAAAATCCCATCTGAACCAGAGAATACAGACGAACGTTTTGATTGTCGGTTGCACTTTTTGTGTCAAACCTTTATTGATCACGGATTCATAGATGTAGAACCTAGACAAATTGCTCGTTTATCAAAACAGTCTCATATTGCGATGTGGAAATTCTTATTTGAAGATTTTCAAGCAAATGCAAGTCCTATTCGTGGATGGTGTCGTTATATGCTTGCACGACAGATCATTACTGCAAATACTCTGACCTATACCATTAATTCATTACGAATCTTGATGCGAGTTGTGACTGAGAAAAAAGAAGCGTATTGCACTGTTTTTTCAGTAATGTCAGCAATTTATCGTTGTTAGACCCGTGAGGATTTTACATGAGCATATATAATAGAATGATAATCTATATCACTGGTGCTTCAGGTTCAGGAAAAACAACACTTTTAAAGAGTTTATCAGTTAAAGGGTATGACTTAGATGATATTTACGAAAACAATTGGAAAAAACATAAAAGGATTGATACCGTTCAAAAAGGTGTAATCAAAGATGTTAATGCACTAGTATCTGAGCATAAACATATTGTATTTGTTGGACTTCAAGGAAAGGATAA